GAAACATTATTAATGATTTTCATATCGGAGTCCACAAAAGAAATGATTCCATTCGTGTCAGCTTCAGCCAATCTATCAACTACTGATGCAAGTGGAGAGCAATAATTATACGCCCAGAATTGCATCATCTTACTTGATAGTCCAAGCCATTTTGGATCAATATTAGTACCACGAAGATTAAGTGTATCTCCATTTGCATCGAGAGGAATAAAATCTTTTGCAAATGGTATTGGTAGTGCAGATTGTGCAATAGAACCAAAAATGTTATTAGCGCCCCCAGTATATCCCCAGGATCGTTTGTTAAGAATTTTGTCTATTATATTCAATGTTATGCTGTTATGCTGCTTTTAAGTACCTTGTATAGGCTCCGTAACGGATCGCATCAAAAGTGTGGTTGTGTTGATCTATCGGTAAATTAGTTAGTTTTCCAGTAACCTTATCTGTTTCCCAGATGTATAAACCTCGTTCTCTGTGTAGGTTTCTGCTTCGTGCAGTATATTTTACATTGTATCTATGTAGTAACTCAATTCCGGCATTAATACTTCCTTGTCCTTTTCTTGCCGGTAAAGCATTGTAAATTCCTCCCTCATTTCTTAACGCCCTTATCATATCAGGATCATGCTCGCAGAATAAAGCGCTTTGGTCAAAGTCAAATTGATTCTCTTTTAATATCTGCTTTATCCTTTGAACTGACAATCCAGTTTCATATCCAATCTCATCAACATACAAAGTATTACCGATTAATACTTGTCTTACAATAGCTGTTGGATCGTTGGTATATCCGAAGTCAATCGAGTAAATGTATTCTTCATTCTCTGGAAAGGCATTATCATCAATCATCTGCCAATTAGGAAAGATAACACCTAAAACATTTCCAGTAATACCTCTCGCATATACCTTCCACAATTCGTAGTCGCCTCTTGCAATAATCGGCTTACCTTTAGTATCCAGAAGTAACTTCCCATTTGCATCTCGCGTAAATTCGCACAACGCCTCAATCTCTGCGTGCTTTTGTGGTGTTAGAAACGGATTGTGCCGATGATCGCTATATAGTGTAACATTACCATCTCGCCCAATCAAATCTTCATGCGCCCAGAATCTGATGGATGGATTATAATCGATTATACTCTGATCGCTTCTTGAATCCAACTGAAACCAAACCATCTTATCAAAACTGTTTGCCTCGTTTACAAACAACCTTTTTCTCTTCTGTCCACGAGCAGCCATTTCCGATTCAAAGACCTTAAACTCCAATCTTGATCCTGACTTGAAAGTAAATATGTGATCCGTCTTGTGATATTGCTTAATCGCATGCTTAAATGTCGGATACACGTAATCTTCAAAATCTCTCAACGCACCACCTTTCAAATGCGGAAAACTTTGTGCAGTAACAGTAGTCGTTTTCCCATCTAATTCCTCAGAACATAAAGTTGCAAGCGCGCCTAAAATATTTACCGTCTTACCAGAATACTGGCCTCCCTGATGTATAACTCGCCTTGTGCCAATGCGTAAGTTATTTAAAGTTTCGGTGAGTATGGGCGTAGCTTGCATTCACAATGTAATATACATATATATATATGCCCGACAAAATAAATTTATCCACAGGGTTGTGAATAACTATTTGGTGCAGGATTCCACAAAAGAAAACGGTTACAGCTGATTTTATTCAAAAATTTGTTGGGAAAAATTTTGAGAAGGATTTCTCGAATGTGAGGGAAAAATGAGACCCAATACGAGGTGGATGAGACCCAACTTGAGGCGTATGATGGGGATCTGAGGGGGTTTTATTTTAAAATTTGATAATAATTTGTGTGAGTGGGGAGATGGCAAAAACCTAATCCAAATTTTTTGTTTGGATTAGTCTTCTGGCATGGTTATTGATTGAGTAAAATTACTAATATCAATAATGCAATGGCAGGGATAGTGAGATTAATCTCAAGCTTGGATTTCAAAAATTATAATTATTGAATCCACGTAATGAGAAAAATGACCTGAGAAATTCTACTAAACGTTTCATGTTTGGTTTGATTTTTGGTGTGAAAAAATTAGTTTTTTGTATCATGATGTAAATATACACCTCATTAGCACATAATCCAAATATTTATTGCTATAGTTATCCACATCTTATTAACATCTTATTTTAACATCTCATTAACAACAGTTTGGCACGGAAGTTCTGTCATGCCAAATAGTCCATTTGCCCAAATTTCAACGATCTCGAGCAGGCTGATACAACCATACCACTCAAAATATATGGGCGCAAATGGCAACTTTTTGCTTAGCCTGCTACTCGGTATTGCATACTACTGGAAAATAAAAATGGGCAACTTTCGCTGCCCATTAAAATTAATACACATTAGCTTTTTAGCGTATATGTACCGTCAGCATTTTTCCGGTACTTTAGATTGCCTGCTACTGTACGGATTGTGCCATCTCCCATTCCGGCAGCGATCATTTCGTCATACGTATTACCTGCTGCCATCATGTCAGCAATGGTTTCACTTTTGGTTTTTCCACCTGAAGATTTTTCTCCACCTGACTTTTTAGCAGGGCTGGATGCAGAAAAGCGTGCTAATAATTCGTTAACCAAAATTTCGCGAGCTGCTACTTTGGCATCACCTGTCGCTTTGTCGTAATTATCAACCAATGCTATTCTGGCATTACGTGCTTCTGCTACTTTGGCATCCTGCTCTGCACGTTTTATGTTTGCAATTTCGGCTTTTTCCTCATTATCCAATTTGAAAAGCTCCAATTTTGCATCTTTGTACTCAGGGCTATTATATTTTGTGCCCTGCAGTTTTGCGAATGCCTCCGCAGTTTTGCCCTGAATTTCAACCAATTTTGCGCTGGTTAGTTCAGGTGCTGTTTGTGCTGTTTGGTTTGCCGCTTCTGTTGTTGCGGGCTTTTTTTCGTTTGCCATTTTTTAGATTTTGTGGTATATGCTTATAGGCATATCCCGATTTATAATAATTGTTATTAAAAGCTTTTTACCAATATTTAAAAGAATAAAAAATAGGCACTCCCGAAATGGATTTTTGCGCAATGCGACTTGTACCCTGTTTGTGCCTATTTCAAATATCTTTCGTTTTTCGTGCCTCCATATGCATAACGTGTTATGTTAGTGTGCAACCGAATAACAATACAAATATATAACACATTCGCACTCCCACCAAATAAATTATGTTAAAATTTTGTTAAAGGAATTTTAACAATTTCGCATCCATACTACCAATGAGATTTTCGCACTACAACTAAGTTTTCACATTTCCAAATTATTTCCTCAGTTTAACAAATAATTAACATATCATTTCGTACCTTTGCAACATGAGTAAAAATACGTACTATGTATGCAATACTACTATGCAGTTACCAGTAGCTTATATTGCATACTACCAGATCAATCACACTACTAAACTTCCACCAGTACCTTGCAACGCCCAGGACTGAACTCGCGCAGATACAATTTTACCTTTGGAACTTTTTACCTTAGGAATTTTCCGAATCTCGATTTTCCAATTCTAACTTTTCCAAAATCTCATTTTCCGAAGTTGACAATTCTGGGAGTCCAGTAACAATATCTATTCTAATCGCACCAACAGGAACATCTTCGTTATCCATGTTGAGCACCTTGGCAGTAAAGATGGGATTATACACACCAACAGTAGCTAAAGTCTGGTGCTGATCGTATATCACATACATAATCTTACTCGCTACGATATAGTACAAATTACTTTTGTCCGGTGATTGTCTCAGGTCACGTAGGTATTCCTCGAGTATTCCGCAATGTAAGCAGAGTCCTTTAATCGTATATGGTCGCTGAGTTTCCTCTTCAACCTTTCTCCCAGCCTCTTTACCCACACGAATAGTTACCTTATTGATTACTGTGTTCATATCACACCAAGCAAAATATTTGCAAGCCGCATCCCATAACTCTTTAGGCGTATTACTAACAATGATTTCTCCGCTGTTTACTACTTCCCAATTATGCTCCATATTAATTCTTTAAATGTTTCTAAATTTCGTACAACTCTATACTGATGCCCTCGCTTCATTACCTTCTCCATGAAGTCAAGTTGAACATCGCTCTGATCGCCTGATTCGGTTTTCATCTCAATAAACCAGACGGCAGATTCCACAATAAAAATGAAGTCACTGACTCCCTGTAC